GAACCATATCGTGCTAACGTATTTACGCACAAAACTTTATCGGGTTCTTACCAAGTTCGGAATCAATACTTGGAACGACTTCTAAAGAAGAAAGGATTAAGTGTAGAAGAAAGAGAAAAGCTTTGGAAAGATATGACTATAGCTAATGGTTCAGCACAAAGAATAGAAGTCTTATCAGATGAAGAGAAAGAAATATTTAAAACGGCTACAGAGATTAATCAAATCTATTTAGTTGAACATGCTCACATGCGACAAGCTTATGTATGTCAAAGTCAAAGTGTAAATTTATTTTTTACTATGCCTAAAGCTACTGAGTCTCAAACAGTTCATGATGAGTACTTGCAGTATGTCAATGATGTTCATTGGTATGCTATGAATAAATTAAAATCATTATATTATTTTAGATCAGATGCTGCTCGTAATGCTGAGAACGTCAATGTTAAAGTACAAAGAGTTAAGCTTGAAGATGTAGAATGTTTAAGTTGTGAAGGATAAAATATGACAGAAGATAAATTTGATACAATGTATGAGGGAAGATTTGATGCACTTAAAAAGAAGTATGAAGCTGAAGTAGCTATTGCTAAGACAGAACTCGATACATATTTTCAATTAAGTGTGGGAGTTGCAGAGCATCCACATATTATTGAATCAATGGATGTATTACTAGATAAGATGGCAACTGCTCAAGAGAAGTTAGACTTGCTTCTTAAGGAGTTTTAATGTCAGATACCTTTTATAGTTTTTGTAGTCGGCAATGGTTAGACTACTGTGATGAGACTTCTTCTTTTGGTTCAACAACCTTAAGCAAAGAAGAATATATAAAACAATATAACAGTTCCTTACTTAAAAAGTATGCGGAACACGTGGAGAAAAGAAATGAGCCTACTAAGTAACAGAGAATATTATAAACCCTTTGATCATCCTTGGATGTTTGAAAAATATGTGGAGCAGAATCAAATGCATTGGTTGCCTGAGTCTGTACCCTTACATACAGATGTCAAGGATTGGCAAGAACTAACCGAAGAAGAAAAGAATTTACTTACACAAATCTTTAGATTGTTTACGCAGTCTGATGTTGATGTTGGTTCAGGATATATAGATAAGTACATGCGGATCTTTAGAAAGCCTGAAGCAAGAATGATGATGTGTTCTTTTGCAAACATGGAATCAATACATCAACATGCATATTCATTACTGCTTGATACAGTAGGTATGCCCGACATAGAATACAAAGCCTTCTCAGAGTATGAAGAGATGGCAAACAAGCATGATTATATTAAAGACTTTAAACCTACTAGAAGAGATAAGCGGGCTATCGCAAGAACACTTGCAGTCTATTCAGGATTTACAGAAGGCTTACAACTCTTTAGTAGCTTTGCAATCCTGTTAAACTTTCCTAGATTTGGAAAGATGAAAGGCATGGGACAGATAGTTACATACTCTATACGTGATGAATCATTACACGTTGAGGCTATGACTAAATTGTTTCGTGAATTTATACAGGAGAACCTAGACATATGGACAGACGAGTTCAAGAAAGAACTGTATGAAATATGTAGAGAGATGGTAGAGTTGGAAGATAAGTTTCTTGACTTAGTGTTTGAACTAGGTGATATGAAAGGACTTACAAAGAAAGATATGTATGCTTATAACAGATACATTGCAGACAGGAGACTATTACAACTTGGATTAAAAACTAACTTTGATCAGAGAGAGAACCCCTTACCTTGGCTTGATGAAGTACTAGGTGTTGAACATCAGAACTTCTTTGAAGGTAGAGCAACAGCTTATATGAAGGCAGGACTAAGAGGTAAGCAAGACAAAGTAACATTTACGGAGATATAAAATGAAAGCAACGGAAGCGAACATATTATCCTTCCATATACTTTTCGATAGCAAGGGTCGTTTAGTTACAGAAACTAGTGGGATACCTTTAAAAGAAGCTAACAAAGTTTTTAAAGGTTACGATTTAAAAATAATAGAAACTGTAATTAGAGAGGCACGACAAAAAATATTAAACATCCACAATGAACTGGAGTCAGAACTGGATGCCCTTAATGCTAAGATTGAAATTAATTAGATAAAGGATTTTTGTTCTCGGACTTAAGAGTATCTACTTCGTTTTGTAGGTACTCTATTTCTTTTTGTAAAGCTACAACATCTTTACCCATACCATTAGAAGTTTCTGATATTACTTTTAAAGATGGGCTTATACCTTCGTCAATACTCTTGTTAATATATTCAACAGAAGTTTCTATAGCTACAAATCTTTCTTCAATAATTTTCTGAGCATCTTCCGTATCATCTATCCCGCCTATTGCAGCTTCAAGATTCTCTAACCTATTGACATACTCTGCGCCTGTGTATCCAAAACCTGCAAGCGTACCTACAATTCCTACTAAAGCAATTAGCTGTGTAGTTTTATTTTCAAACCATTCCATATTTTTCTCCGTTATAAATTAGGTTGCATGTTTATCATATCACCTAATGTTTCTAGACTAGCACCTGCTAATCCATAAAAAGCCTGTGTGTTATCATCTAAGATTGCACCGGCATAGATTGCTCTAGGCTCGTACCACGTATCTTGTTGTGGTATCTGTGCATCTTTGTAACTATCAAAGCCTGCAACATATCCTAAGTAAGCTACAAGAGTTGTACTATCTGCGTACTGTCCTGTCTCTTCTTGTTGTTCTTCAGCTTCGTCTTGTTGTTCTTTAATATTGTTTGCTATAATTTGGTCGGCTACTTGGTCAGCTTCAGAGGCTGTCATAACTCCTGAGACTGCTGTGTCAATCTCACCTTGCATGTCTTGTACCTGTACATCAGCCATCATAACTTGTGGAGACTCGTCTAGTGTTGGCATCGGTGTAATACTAAATGATGTTGAACCTCCAACAGAAGACTCTCCTCCTGCACTCATTGATAAGACTTGATTCGTCTGTACGTTAGATGAGGCTATTTGGTCTGATATACTAGGAGAATTACTCGTACTTACCCCACCACTAGAAGTACCGCTAGAAGCTCCATACGTGCTCGTAGAGGAACTTAAGCTATTTGAACTACTACTTGTATATGTAGCACTACTAACGCTGTTAGAGGCTGTCCTTATTGTACCTGCTACAACGTCCAAAGCAGAGAGACGAACAGAACTTCTACGTTCATCTTCAGGTTTACTCTCGTCTTCTTCTGCAAATAGTTCTTCAACTACTTCCCTTTCTTCGTGGGCTTCTTCTTCACGAAAGTTGTCTTGTATTTCTTCTGTAGTTTCTTCGTTAGTTTCTGCGAGTCTTTCTTCAAGTCTTTCTTCAACTTCACCCACTTCTTCTTCAAACCACTCGTCAAGTTCTTCCATTGTTTCAAAGCTTTCTCTTTCCATTTCTTCATGTACAATTTCATTTTCGATTTCCTCTATTATTATTAATTCATTTATAAACAAAACTTCATCAATAGGAAGCACGTCATATGTAACAACTTCATGATGTTCTTGTTCTATCTCCCACACATCCATTAAAGGTTCTATGTCTATGTAGTCTTCGTGTGGTGTAGAATCCCAGTCAACCATTCCATCTTCGTTAAACTGTAAATCGTCACCAAACCATTCGTCTACTTGTTCTTGTCCAAACTCTTCAACGTCTATTGCATACCACTCTTCATCTGTGAGTTCTAACCCTAAGTAAGGGTCTTCTTCATAACCTCCTCCATCCTGATGATGTTCTTCTTCATATCCATAATCTACATTACTATCATCAAAGAAAGCTACTGATGCTTCTTGTGTATATCCCGCACAGAACGGAGCATACTGAGGGTCTTCTTGACATTGTTGGTCATCGTAAGCTTCCCAATAATTAGGACATGCCATATCATGCAAAGAATCTAAACCACATTGTTGTGTAAGATAAGCTGCTGCATAGCCTGAACAACTCGTATCATTTAAAGGGTCACTACAATCTGTAGCATTTCCCGACCCTACTCCATATAAAGAACCACCATTTTCTAGTGCTGTATTACTAGACGTGTCATTCCAATTTGTATTAACACATGTACCTGCAACATTGGTTGTACCTGTATTACATTCATCATGAAAAAGGTACTGGTATACTTCTGAAGAAGAACCTATCTCACCGATAAGTACATCATGATTAATAACATCTAAACCACCATATCTAAATTCAAATGTGTCATTGGTCCAGAGTATAACTTCAAAGCTATTGTCCGAACCACTCCTGTTAAACTCTCTTAAGTTATACCAACCAAAGACTGTTTTATCTGTAAAGCTTTTAGCTAATACACTAGACCCGTTATCCCTAATTAAGTCTGTCCATAGAGGATATAAGGTGTATGTATGTTGTCCTGTTAAAGGGTCAGGTGTGTAGTCATTACAATATGCACCTGATGTTTTAAAGTGTAAGCAACCATTCGTGGCTACTCTAGCTTGTGTAAATGATTGACCATAATAGTCAAACGTAAAGCCAAGGTTGAACGCATTAGAGACTTGGTCATCTCCTGCTGCTAGTGATGTCGTACCACTTACACCTGTTAAGTCTATAAGACTTTGATTACCTTCGTAAATATATGTAGCTGTTAAGTTTAAAGAGAGTAAGAGCAAGCTGATACTAACTGTAAGTGCTGCAGAGAGTTCAAGTAATTGTTGCCAAACACTTTTAGTTTGAGGCATAGAACTCATTTGCACAGGTTCTTCCTGATTTTCTTTTACCCTTTCCATTTCTTGTAGTTTTACAATGCTTAATATATTTATCTTTTAACTGCTCATAGTCAGGTCTATCTTGTCGATTTTCTTTCCATGCTTTAGAGGCTTCCTTACCTATCTTACCCTGATAAGGACAAGGAGTACCTGCCATTTCCATAGCACTAAAAACTCTTTCATCTTGACACAGGATAGATACTGAAGCTACCTTCATACCTGTGTCGTATAAGTACTTAGAGAGTTTGAGCCGCTCGCAGTTCTCATCAGTAACTGTGCCTCCAGTAGAAAATCCAAATACCTGTCCTTGATATGCTCCTGATCTTCCAACTGTACAGAGGTCTTGAGAGTAAGACATAATACTAGGAGCAATAGCAGATGCCGGAGGTGCTTTAGTTTTAACATTCTGATTTATAGTCTGGGTAGAATTTGATTGGTTAATATTTCTGTTAGTATTATCAGATATGGTATTGTTGTTATTGGTATTACTATTCGTGTTATCAGTTGTGACATTGGACTCGGACGTAGATTTGTTTACGTTTGTGTTATTGTTTGTGCTTGTAGATGTTGAGTTATTATTGTTTGTATTGTTACTTGTATTGTTTACAGTTTGATTAACTGTTGAGTTATTTGTACTAGTAGATGTACTGACGTTTGTATTTGAGTTAGTATTTTCAGATGTAGCAGTAGAGGTATTAGTATTTACATTTGTATTAGCATTTGTATTATTGTTAGTACTGGTATTGGTATTAACATTTGTATTGGCATTCGTATTTGTATTAGTGTTTGTATTGTTATTCGTATTTGTATTTACGTTTGTATTGTTGTTTGTATTGGTGTTAGTATTTGTATTAGTGTTTGTATTTGTTGTAGTTGTTGTGTTAGTTGTATCTAAACTATTCTGCTCACAGTACTGTTCACCTGCAGTACAATCACCTGTTTGGTCTGATAGTACAGACATACTTAATAACCCTAAAACTATTGTGCCTAATAATTTTTTCATGATTCTCCAATTTTAACGTGCAATTTCCCTGTGAAGCTAACAATAGCGTTCTTTTAGGGTCTTGCTTTTTCTAGTCTAAGTAGTGATTAGAAGTAATAGTAGTATCCCGAAGCTACTAAATACATCCAACCAACAATACATACAACGCAGATGCTACTCTGTGCTTTTTCCTTCAGTTGATTTTCCTTTCTTTTTTAATTCATTCCATCGTAGGAATGTTCTTGTTTCAAGATTCCAAAATAATCCTTTGTAACAATTATCTTGAGAGTCTTCTTCTTCGTCTGCGAGTCCGTACCAATTCCATCGTCCGTCTGCTATAACGTCTTTTAATTTCTGTTTCATTAATCTTGTTTATGTGATGCTCCAAAGTAGAAGCTAATAACTGCACTAGCCAATCCTCCTAAGTAACCAAGTACTAGGTTTATAAGAGCCTCAGAGTTTTGTTCAGGAGGCTGCAGAGTTACTAAAAATATATAACCCATGAAGCCACCAACTACAGATACACCTACTATTCTAGCTGTCCAGTCTTTACTAAACTTACCTCTAGCATCTTGTATGTCTGCTGTCTCAAGCTTAAATACATCTACATCAAGCTCTTTCATCTGAAGTTCAAACTCTTGTTCAGCTTTTTTAAGTTCAAGCATCTGTTCAGGTGTAGCTTCTTGTATAGCTTTTTCAATAGCTTTAGGTGTATTAGATACTCCAAGTACATCAGCTATCATATTTGCAGCCATGCCGCCCATAGGACCGCCTAGTGCAGTACCTATTGTAGGTGCTACTGCTCCTACTAAACTCTTTAACATATCTTTCATACTTCTTCGTCCTTATATATTACTTCCATTAAATCCTCAAACATGTTTCTAAAATCGTCTAGGCTCATGAAAGGCATATCTTGTTTTACTTGGTGTATGCAGTACTGTCTGTAGCATCCTTCCAATTGATCTTCTAAATATAATATCATTATAGGGTTGTTATGTTAGTTTGTCAATAGCTAGAACAAAATCTTCTACTCTAACAGGTGTTTGTTCTTTCCATTTAGATTGTCCATCCTTGCCTGAACCTGTTGAGACTTGACGTATTGCTTCAGCATAGTCTTTACTAGCCAAGGCTTTATAGGCTGATGGGAATTTATTCATCCATCTTGTGCCCAGTTGAAAGTTTACTGAGCCTAGTGCAACTATAAAGTCTGTGTCTTCTATGTCAAGGTCTTGAATCTGTTGTGCTGCAGCCTCCCACGCTTTAGCTGCATCTTGTTCTAACCACGAATTTCTTTGTTCTTCTGAAACTTCGTCACCTACTTGATAGAATTTACGTTCTCTTTCAGTCAAGAGATGTCCAACACCACAGGTAGGTTTGCCTAGTGTATCAAGGTATACGCATTCTTCGTTACCTTCTCTAAGTTCAAGGTGTTCTAGGAAGTGATTGTATTTCATTTTAAAGGTTTTACGTTTAAAGATTTGCTTGGATTCCAATAAATTTTAACATCATGTTCTTTACCTCCACTTAGAACACCACCCTTATGCCTGAGTCCGTTGTACCCTTGTTCTATTAAATACATAGCCCAACCATTAAACAATTCTTGAACTTCATACGTTGGTATTTGATACCCTCTTGAAATATCTCTAGCCTCATCATATAATTCTAAGAAAGATGCATTTGAATTTTCTTCTAAGAACCCTGCTAATTCATCTTCTAAATCAGTAGAAAAATCATACTCAGGTTCAAGTATATCTTTTTTAATTTGTTCAGGAACTTTCGTGTCTAGATTATATAATTTGTTACCTTTTTTTTCTGTGATCTCATACACAAAACCTTTATCTGTTACACCAGTACCTAGGTCTGTTTTTTTAGCATACCCTTTAGCAATACCTGATTCAGAAGTTGTGTAAAATCCTGCTCCATATATGTTAGATTCTGATCCTTGATAGCCCATATCAAAATCTTCTAAAACTTCAGGTAGTTCTTTTTTCGTACCATGAAATTGTCGTATTGTTTGTTGTGGGAAAATAGAATCGTGGAACTCTTTTGATATTGTAAACGAAGCTTTACCTTTAGGGCTTATAGATATCCTAGCTTGTTTAGGTGTAGCACTTGTAACATCTTTATTACCCTCTTTATTAATTTCAACATACCTACCCCCTTTAATGTAATCAAAATTAGATAAGAAAGGCTTATACCCTTTATCTTCAGGATCAAAAAATCTTTGCGGAGCGGGCATTACATTTGTAGGCATATCTTTTAATCCTTTAACAGCTTTAGTCTTTTCATCTACCGCAACTATATTATCGTATACTGGATGCAATTTACCGCTTGATGTTTTAATTTCTCCTATTTTATTACCTGTCCTAACAACTCCTTTTGTTGTTGGTCTAAGTCTAGGTTCACTTTTTTGTTTAGCATATCTTTCTAATAAAACCCCTTCAGGAAAATCAGCTTGTAAAGAATACAAATGTTTGCCTCCTGTTTCGACAGACACTAACGGAAACTGACCATCGGGATTAGGATCAAAACCTTCAGGAACTTTTGTCCACTTCCAACCCGCTTTCTTTTTAAATAAGTTTGTTTTTATAAGTTTATTTGCTAACTTGCCACCGAAACTAAAAGGAACTCTATCTTCTTCTTCAAACAACCTAGAAACAATTGCAAAGCTCTGGTTAGTATTATCTATCTTACGTTCTGTTGGATTATCTTTCACAAAAGGAACAGGATAATCTACCGATAGCTTACCACCAGTAGCTAATTTTTCACGAGCCTCTTTAATTTTTTGTTTCGCAGGTCGTTGCTTTGCTCTCATTTCTTTTTGTGCAAACCTTTTATCTGCTTCTCGTCTTGCCTTACCTCTAGTATATGTTCCTTTTCCTTGAGCACGTCTTTCTATGTCTTTTAAAAACTCG